CCCAAATATCTTTAGTGGTTGCCCCACCTGAAAACTTCTGGGAAGCAAAGCCATAGGTAATCTCGCCTATACGGCTAGACTTTTTGACCCTAGAACCCTGAGCAATTCGACCTGAAACTTTAGTGTTATTGCCTTTGCTAGCAGTCTGAATAACTTCAGTTCTAGCGAAGTCAGCCAAAGCGCCTGATTGACGCTTGGCTTCATCGTTGGCTTCTTCACCCATATTCTTAAGCGCCTTAAATACCATGCTAAGTTCGCTTTTATCGAAGGCGATTAGTTCATCTGCCACGATTGCGCTCCTCTAGTATTTCAACTGCTGTAAGAATATCCTCGGCACTTTGCCAATGATTCATTGGAATCTGTGTAGCCAGTGCCAGTTCAACTAAGAGTCGGCTTACGCTTCCTCTTGGATGACTTTTGGGTCTCCTTCACCTACTTCAACATCCGCGACTGATTCCATCCAGACATCAAGTGTCTTGGTTGGCTTGCCGCCTGCTTCACGCTTCATTGCTGAGTGTGCTACATAAAGGATGTCCCACATGCCGCCAAATTGAGAGATAACCTTTTTAGTTGTCATCTCCCACTTGGCGTAGTCAGGTGGACGAACCAGGTAAGTGGTATCGGTTCCATCTACATATTTAATTGTTATCTGCTGTTGCATTGTTTGCTCCCGTTTCTATTGTTTAGGAGAATGTCTCTGTGACAGTTCCGTTTGCTACCTTGAAAGTAAAGTCTACAGTCTGTGCGTCTGTTCCGGCGCCTCCTGCTGTTGGAAATTCAGGAAGAATTGGGAAAACGAACTGAGCGCCTGTTGCAGCAGTCATTGTTACTGAAATTGTGGTATCAGGTGTTTCTGCTGCTGTCCAAAGAGCCTCGCATACTGAACCGGTCTTGCCCCAGTCAGCGAGCATTGAAAGAGCGAAAGAAGCCTCAACATTCGTGGTTTTGTAAGCCTCACCATCAAGTGTCTGAAATGTCTCTCGGAGGTTTGTCTTTGTCAGAACTGCTGAAGTTGCCTGAGCCTCGATATCTGTTCCACCTGTGAAAGATAGAGAAATATCGCGACCTGTTATTACTGTGGTTGCCATTATTTATCCTTAGTTAGTTTGTGTGTAGTAGGTAGAAACTCTGATATCTGCCACTAAAACATTAGAAGGCCCGACCTGAGTTACTGTTGGTTTTTCAACCGCTCCGATTGTGTATCCCACTGGGATAACCTTCAGAACGCTTATTACGAGTTGCTCGAGATTGTCGAGCGAAGCCGGGTTGCTGTTATATGCAACTGCGACTGAAATAACAAGATTAATTTTTGTGTGGAGTGTTGTTCTTCCGATTGTTTCCAATTCGAGATAAGGAGAATCTGGGACTGTCACTACAAAGGGAACCATCGGGGCTTCAGGAACGTATGCATAAACGTTGCCTGCAACTCCAGCAAAGGCTGTCGCTAAAGGTTGACGAATTGTGTCTAGGATTGTAGATGCTGGCATTACTGCACCATAGAATCAGTGTCGATATATGCGCCTAATAGTCCTGAAACTCGGTTAAAAAGACTGCGACCTAAACGGTACGGGCTTACATTTGTGAAGTCGATTCCTTCAATCTGTCCGCCTGGAGCGATGCGAGATTGAAAAACTTCTACCGATACTGCTAAGACTGCTGACTCTACTGCGCTTACTCCGACGTAGGTTGCAGCGCCAGAAAGGGTTGCAAGTCCTGAAGGGATGACGTTCTTTTCATCAATGTCTGCGTTAGTAATCGCGACAGTAAAAAGGTCATCATAGGAATCTGAAATAGTAAAAGTTCCGTTAAATGGGGAGCCGCATCCTGTGATGACTACGCTCTGACCCGCAGAGAACTGGTTCTGGCCTACTGTTTGATAAGTGGCTACATTCGCTTCTAGCATTACATTTTCAATAGAAGAAGCGTATTTAACGAGCATAGGCAAAATTACCGCCTCAGCCGTATCTATCACATCTGTTAAATATGCGTCATTGTAAAGGGATGTAGAGACACCAAGAATAGACCTTAGTTCTGCAACTGTAACTATTGAAGCCATCTCTACATCCTCTCTATTAAACGACTGGGGGAGCCACCGGGAGCAGCAGCCCCCCCATGATTAGTTTGTGACTACGCAACCATCCAGCGGTAGCTACCAGCTGCAAGCTTTGTAGCGACTGCGCCATAGCCGTAGTATCCGACCTGAACCTGACCTGTTGAGATGAGGTTTGTCTGAAGTGATAGGCGTGGTGATTCGTACCATGTGTATGACTGTGGGTTAACGATAAGCATTGTGTTATCGCCAACTCCTGAGCCAGTTGTGAGCTGACGATCAACGCGAAGGTTGAGTCCGAGAAGGTTTCCGCGAACTGCTGTTGCAGTAAGTGTTCCGCCTGCGTTTTGTGGGTTGATTGTTTGCTGGAATACTGGGCGGTTTGAACCATCGACCAATCCCATTAGGTTGCCCCATTGTTCTGGTGAAACGATGATGTTCTCAGCGAATCCGAGTGTTCCCTTGTAGATAGAAACTGCTGCATCTGAAACGAAATCTGCAATGTTTGCAGCTGAAACTGTACGGTTTCCACCGTCTGTTCCGCCTGCAATTAGCGCATCTGAAACAGCCTTATCGGTTGCCTTAGCATATGCGTATTCCATCTGACGAACGAGTTCAGCAAAGAACGCTGGTGATGAGCGATCTAGAAGCTCTAGTGAGAATGTTTGCTGTCCAATGAACTTCTTTACATCGACAGAAACGAACGCTGCGTTCTGGTCTGTCTCTGATGGTGTTCCACCTTCAGAAGCGATTGCAACTGTTGGAGCAACTGTAATCTTAGGAATTTCGAATGTCATGCCTGCATCTGGAAGAGCTCCGCGTGAGACAGATTCGATTGATGGGCGATCTGCGTTTGAGATGCCGTTGATTACTTCAGTAAGTTGACGAGTTGGTACAAGACCAGCATTGTCTGTTGTGTCTGCTGCTGCTGCAACATACATCTTTGAAGTCTCGTTGCCGAGTGAGGCACGGACTGAGTGCTCGAGATAAGAAGCCTTATCAACGATTGGGTTACGAACAGTTGTTGAAATGTAAGGTGCTGTTGCAGCCTTAACTTCAACCTTTGCAGCCTCTACCGTTTCTGCGGCAGGAGCAACTTCTGGAACGGTAGTGTCTGACACTTGTTCTCCTTCTGTGGTTGATTGTGTTTCTTCCTGAGTTGTCTCAGAAACTTGTGTGTCTTCAGCCGCGACCTTTGCGACCTCGGCGCCTGGAATAGCGCCATCTGTAACGAGGCTGACCTCGATGAGGTTGCTTGCGCTAATAGCCATTACGCCATCCTTGTTATCCCAAGCTTGAACATCGACTCCAACGCTAAAATCTGAACGAAGGCCAGTTGCGACTTCCTCGAGAGCATCGTTGCCTGCTGTGGTCTTGGCAATCTTAAATTCTGCTGTGATGCCTGTTGCATCTTGTTCCCATGACATGAGTTTGCCAAGTGGGCGTGTTGTATCGTGCTGAAGAACAAGCTTTGTGTTCTTAGCCATTGTGATTGAGTCTGGCTCGAACATGGTGCGGCCTGCTGAAGTGTTGCCTTCTGCGTTCCATGAAACAATGCGGCCAGCAATGATTCGAGACTCTGCATCTGCTGCCGTAATGGCAACTGGCATCGTTATCTTCATGCGTTCTCCTTGTTATCGATTAGATCTTCTTCTTCTTGAATCTGTTGAACGCTCATAGCGCCAATGCGATTGAGAATTTCATAAACCTGAGCGCGTTGCAGAGCATCCGAGCGCAGGAAGTTATCTAGTGAGAATCGAATCTCGCCAGTTGAAGCAATAAAGTCAGGCATAGACAAACGCTGTTCGATTGCTGAAAGAATTGGCTTCATTGAGAAGTCGATAAGCGAGCGGCGCTCTGAAACTGAGTTGCTATAAGTCATGCTTGTAGTTTCAGCGCTTACGAAATAGGCAGGAAGGTTGCAAGCGCGAGCCAATTCCAGCGCGACATACTGACGAGCCTCGTTCAGCTGCAATTTGGCAGGATCGATGCCCAACGCTTGCAATTCAACATCAGCATTTAAGAACGCTGTTGACTTAGTAAGTCTGGCTGTACGCCATGACTCGAGAAGCTTTGAAATACGCTCGGCTGGAAGATTAGTACCGTTTGACTTAAGAACCTGAAGTGGAACTGGCTCTTTAGCGAAAGTTTCGGCGGCTTGTTCAAGCGCATGAGCTGCCCGGATAGTACGGCCTGCGCGATTAAGCACGCCTTCGTCAAGTCCATAGAACACTACAAGTGAACCGACTCCTTGATTAGGAACTACAGAGCCATCTACTTGGTAGCCAATAATTTCTGTGTCATTGTTATTTAATTTTACTGTTACGCGATCTGGTGCAACGCGAGTCCATGCGCGGACTCTTCCTGTGTCACCATATTGCTCGAGGACTTGACCATACCCAACACCATGTAGCCAGAGGTCTTCCGCAAGCCAGGCGTAAATAGCAGAACCTGGAACGCGTGGGTCTGGTTGGTTAATAACTCCTGGAGTGGTCATGTGTGAACCATCGACCTTGGAGTATTGCTCGAGGGGCAACCCGGCGAGAGTGGAACATATAATTCCTCTGGCGCGAGCGATTGTTGGTACGGCCATCGCTTGTTGACGAGAAGCTACTGACTGAGTAAATACGAAAGGATTAAATGAAGCCGTGTTATTAAACGGCGCAGGAGCAGAAGCCGCATCGACTGTAAGCTCGACTGCTGGCTTAGATGCTGTAAAGATGTCCCGGATTCCCATTGGACATATTATACGCTACTGTCCAGACATTATCCTATCTGAATGTCTACTTCAGATTCAGCGCGTGTCGCAAAGTGAGTAACCATCGCCGAGGCAACTGCTCCGCAAACAATTCCTGAAGCCTTACGCCCCATAACCCAACCGCCATCGCCTCGAGTTAATTTAACGGCGCTGAGAACTTGCTTAGTTAATTCCTCTTGATCCGAATGAGCAAGGCGAAGGCTAGAAACTGCCGAGACGAATTCATCGCACGATTGCTGATATTCCTGACCTGTAATCTCATGGATAGGAATTCCGGCAGGTGCTAATCGAGCTGCAACTGCTGAGGCTGTCGACTTGCTATAGGCAACGGCATTTACTGGGAACTTACGAACCCAGTAAGCAATATCGTTAGCCATTTCTTTA